TCCGACCTTTTTATTTGCTTTGCCATACTCTTCGATTAATATAAAATATTCTTTTACGCTTGTTTTTTTTTGATCCACTTTGTACCCTAGAAACTTACTTAACCACATTAAAACAACCTCTAATTTTTGTCCGTCCCCGAAATAAACCTCTAAACTTTTTATTTTTGCGTTTTGTAGTTCAATTTCAGTTTTTTTAAAAGCCTCTTTTGTCATAACATATTCAGCCTGTAAAATAGCCTTTTTTTTACATAACAATAAATATTTTTCATACTGTTTGCTAAGTCCAAAATAAGCCAAATATTCGTCATAAAGTTTTACCCATGTTTCCTGATCTTTTTTTTCGTTTCCGTTTTTTCCTACCCTAGTAAATTTAAACTCCCCTTTATTACATTTTATCCAATTATACAACGGAAAGTCGCTAATTGACTCCCAATATTCGTCGGGCGTACTTAATGTAGTTTTCTTTAACCATTTGAGCATAAAGTTCTAAGTTTTTTTGCGTTAGTCCTAGTATATCAATAGTCCACCAATCCTGATCCGTCATTTTCTGAAAGTCAGCCTCGATAACTATTGAGTCTTTTAAAACAACAACATACATAGACCTATAAAACTCGCCCGTATCGTCTAAAGTATAATGATCCCCCTCAGCCTTTCGTCCCCTTGTTATCATGTCTGTAACAGCCGAATAATAACCTATAACGCTTTCGTTTTCATCTATTCCCTTTTGAGTTAATTGATTAATACGAATAAGATCTAAAATACTTTTTTTAACTAGATTGTCGTTCGCTTCAAACCACGCTACACTATCGAATAAAACGTTAACTTTTTTCATGTGTTCGTCTATTGCAGTTTCGCCAATCATTATTTTTTTTGTTGTTCTTTTGGTGTTGAATATTAAAAAAAAAGAGGGCTAATTTCTCAGCCCTCTTAATTCTCATTTTTTTGAGGCTTTTTTCTTTTTGCCTTTTGGGTTTGCTAAGTCATAAGCCCGTCCCACTATATTTTTATCGATTTTTTTAAAGATCTCCTGAGCCTCTTTTTTCGATAATTTTTTTAGTGTGCTAGTCTTAAAACTAACTTTTCCAATAGTTATGCTATCCATTACGACGCAATACCTTGTCTGCTACCTTCAAAACCGTCTTTAGTTACCTCTATTTTAACTACATCAGAAACAGATACAGTACCCGAAACAGAATAATCTAAAACGTATGTCCCGTCAGGGTTTTCAGTTACGTTGTCAGGAGTAAAAGATAACGACTGAGTAACGTTAGTAACTAACCAATCAGTCGGCAAAATTGCACCCTGATAGATAATTTTTTCTAACGCAGTTCCATAATCAAATGAAGCCTCAAAAGTTGCGTCAGTAGTCGTTACAACTAAGTTTAATAAGTTAACATCGATTAAACCTTCTAAGCTACCAAAATCAAGTCCCGCCTCAGCCTCGGTAATCATGTACATAGTTGACTCATCAAATAATCTGTTAAAGTCGAAACCTAGCATAATTTTTTGAGTCGTCGAGTCAGTAGCAAACATGAATTTCGGATCCCACGAAGGGTTATCTACGGGAATAGGGTATAAGAAACCGTCAACCTCTGAACCAATTAAGTTTCCGTTTACATCAACGATATACATTCCAAAGTCAACACATCTACTTTTTTGCAATTTTCCTAAAAAAGTAGGCGTTGAGTCCTCAGCCCATAATTCCCCCGTAAANGATCTTTTACCTTGTCTTAAAAATACTTGACGTCCNGANTTAGCCTCTTCGAATAAAGAGTCAGCCTTCGGAAGTTCAACATTTTCAAAAGCGGGTATTGGAAACCAACGTTTACTCGCGTCTGCTTCATTTACCAACCCACTAAAAGAAGGTAGGGGCGCAGATAAATCTAAGCCATTTTTTGTTCCGTCATTTGCCGATATAGGCACTAATATCATAGAACTTGTTATACCAAACAATGGTACACAATTCGGGCGTCCCGTATTGGATAAACCCGCATTACAATCACAACCAATCATATTTTTTGTTTTTTAATTTTTAACATTTACAATTTACTTTATATCGGGTTAGAGTAATTTCTAGTGCAATACCCGATAGATTTGCGTCTAGTATGTTTTGAAAAACACCGTTTTCTTGCTCTACTCCAAAGCGAGAAAATGTTTTATATCTGTAATTTTCGACTGTTTGATATTCACGAATACCCTCAGTAGTTTTTAAAAATTCAGTCATTAATTTTTGCATAGGCTTTACGACCTGATCTCGATGCTGTTTTGTATAATATTGCGACGGATCTGTTTCGTCTAAATAAAATATTTTTGCTTCGATATCCCTATCAAAAGCCGATCCTCTACCATATCCTGTTTCGCTTATAATTTCAAGTAACCAAATTAATGGCAATTTATTCTCTAAATTATTGTCAGCGATAGACCATTCTCGATTAGTTGCTAGTTTCGTCCCCGTCATAAAAAAGGGAGTTTCTAAGTAACATAAACCGTCCAAAGTTAACAAAGGATCAACAAAAGGAACAGCCACAATATAAACGTCAGTTTCAACCTCAGTTATTTTATAGTTATTCCCGAAACTGTCTTTTATAGTTTTACCTACTCTAGCCCATTTGGTATCGCAAAACAAGGTACGCCCCGTCGATATGTCATAAGTTCCGTTTATGGTAATATCCATTTGCGAAACAATATCTTCGATATATTCACTTGCCTCAATCATACCCAATAAGCTGTTTTAAGCGACGTTCCGTTAAAGTCTGAGTAATCTGTTGAATTATCACAAATATACCGCTGTATCGCCTTAAATGACCTTACACTATCGTTGTAACGTGTGTACATCATCATATTAAGCGTACTTTGGTTATTTGAGTTTTCCCCTGAAGGAGAAACTTGACCGCTTACCCAAACTTGACTCGTTTGATCTTTCAAATATTGGAAATAAACTACTCCTAANATTAAATCGACCATACCTTCGCTTATTCGCCTTAAATGACCTTACACTATCATTGTATCGTGTGTACATCATCATATTAAGCGTACTTTGATTATTTGAGTTTTCCCCTGAAGGAGAAACTTGACCGCTTACCCAAACTTGACTCGTTTGATCTTTTAAGTATTGAAAATAAACTACTCCCAATATTAAATCGACCATACCTTCGCTTATTGTAATATCGCCACAACTAGCTGAGTCGTATTCAAACGACTCATAAATTGCCAAATATTTCGGATCTGTTGGTATTCCACCTACTAAGTTAGCCACGAAAAGATTAAAAAGATCAACTCCTAGCAATTTAATAAGATATATTCTTTCATATCTATCAACGTAGTCGTTAATTTTATCCTGTTCGTACATTCCTGAATGTAAAGAAAATTTACCCTCAAAGTCCAAATATGTAATATTCAATAAACTCATAACAGTTATTAAAAAGCCCCTTACTTTTTAGTAGGGGCTTTCTTTTTTTTCGGTGTTTTCTTTTTTGCTTTTTTTGGCTCTTCGATAGCGTTTTCAATTACTAACTTTGAAGCCTTTTTTTTCTTTTTACCTTTACAATCTTCACAATCCTCACAGTCGCCCTCTTTACAAGGTTTCTCATCTACTAAAATAGCGATACCGTTAGTTAAAAAATGACTTGCCACATTGTCAGCAACAACGTACTCTTTATGCTTTCTAAACTCGCCAAATTGATTGATAAATTTTAATTTTTTCGCCATGATTTTTGTTTTAAATTGTTATTAAGGTGCTGTTATTAAGCCTAAGTTTGTAGCGATATCGTCGCATTTCATAAATGCGTCTCGATCTACTCCCGCTACGTGAAATTGCAACCTTTCAACCGCTTTAATCGTAACAATTTCATGCTCAAAATTATCGTTATTTTCGTAAGCCATTTCTAGCGTAGCCCCTTGACGGTCTAAAATTGCCCCTTTGCTAGAGTCAAATACGTATAAAGTATTCGGTGCAATAATAGGCGAAGTAACTATTCTCATTCCGTTAAGAACTGCGTCCCCTGACATTACAAAGTTAGGTAACAAGTAATCTCCGTCAGCGTTCTTTTGGTGCATGAATTTAACCCAATCGTTATAGTTCATTACGATAGTGTCAGCATTCCAAGAATTTTCTTGACCGAAAGTATAAATTTGTGCTTTCATCGCCCCCGTTAATTCTGCCAAAGTTGCCGAAGTAAAAGCCCCCGTATAAGGTGCAAGAACGTTAGCGGGATCAAATATTGACGAAATATTATCGATACTTTCGATATCGCCCGTACCCAACATAATTTCGCTTTCTTCTTTTAACTTAATAGACTCATTTACTAATTGGTCGATTTCTGAAGCCACAAACGAGTAATCTTCAATCATGTCGATACAAACGTCCACAAAGTCGCGGATCTTAGCAATTTGAACAACTTTATTTATCCATGTTTTCTTAGTTGTCGAAGTAGAAGTAGCACAAGCAATAACCACACTCGCGTCCCTTGTTACTGTTTCCTCTTCTCTATACTTTACGTATTCAGTATTTACAGCAACACGTCTAAAAAGATCAACTATTCTAACCGCACGAACGGGCTTACGATTTGTACCCTCTAAAAATTGAGCATAATCATTTCCTTTGTCTATATCTGACGGGTTTTGAACCGCCTTAGTTTCTAAAGAAATAACTCCTGATTTATTCGCAATCATGTTTTTAATAGAACTAGCTTTCTCCTTAATTACGTCAGATAGCGTAACTTTTTTTGTTTCAATTTCTTTGCTAGTTTCTTTTAACCCCGTAACCGCTGTTTCAAGTTCAACAAATTTCGCTTTTAATTCAACCGTTTGGTCGTTTTCTGCGATACTCTTAATAGCTGTTAACTCTTCTTTGAGTTCAGCCAATTCCGTTTTTGAAACTAGACCTTCCGTTTTTTCGCTGATCTTATTTTCAAAATTTTTTACCACCTCTTCAGGTGTTAAGTTTTCCGTTTTTTCCACGTTTTTAAATTTTAATTATTTATTAAATTATTTAGCTTTTGCCAATCAAAAGTCGGCTTTACGTCGATTTGCTTAATAGTTTCCGTTTTGGCGTTTACGTTATCCATTATTGCAAAGTCGATTAACCGAGCATTTAAGTATTTTAATTTCATTTCTAGTTCATAAAGACGTTCGTCTGTGCCTCGTCCGTTAATTAGAGCCTTTGTAACGACGTCAATCTGTCCCGTAATATCTTTTATCCGATCTATTTTTTTAATACCCTTAGAAACGCCTAAAACTCCCGTAAACTCATTTGCCCCAAAAGTAACAGCCGAACCCTCAAAAAGTTTTACCTCGTTTACTAAAAAATATCCTTTCTCTTTTTTCTCTTCGTCCTCAATCCATTCAATACCCTCTTCGACATATTGGAAACCTATCGAATGTTCGTTAATAATTCCTTCGTCGTAATCTCTTAATGCGTCCTCGCCTTTTGTCGATGTCCCTAATTGACCGACAGCAAACAAACCGTTTTTATCCTCTTCTATTCTAGTAAATTTACCGATTTGGTGTTGCCAATCGTGATGTCGTAAGAAAGCAATTTTGCGATTTGAGTTAGTCCCCGATCCTCTAGTATCTATTGACTTTTGAAAAGCCCCTTTTACTATCATGTCATTATCTGAGTCAATAACGTCAAATTTTGATAGGTAAACAGCGACCTCGCGTTTTGATAAGTCAAGATCTTTTAGTATATTTTCAGTCGATTTTACCGAGTATTTATTAATTCCTTTGTTCATATAACGAAATTTACCCCAAATTTACGTAATTTTACGACGAAAATGTAATTTTATAAAAAAATTTTTTAAATATGAGTAGTTTTTGGACGGACGTTTTTGGTTTTTCTAGTGGTAAAACAGACAAATTTATGGAATATATTAACCAAAGGTCGTCCAATTTTTGGGGCAATAGCGACGCTGTTTGGGTTGATACTAACAAACCGTATGATCTTTACATAAAAATTCCTGAATTAAGAACTATAATTAATAAAAGGGCTTTAATGATTAGTTCAGCTATTCCAAAATTAATCGACGAAACAGGCAACACCGTCGACTCGCATAGTTGGGTTTATGACTTAATCGCAAAGCCTAACCCTACTCAAAGTTGGGCTGACGTTATGTATTCCCTAGCTGTAAACGACGGACTTTTTAACAACTCTTTTGCATACTGTCCCGAAAGATCCTTCGATATTAGAAATTTAATTTTACCTCTACCGTCCAACAAAGTAAAAATTGCGGGAACAGGAAAACTTTTAGACCAAATTGACGTCGAAGGGCTTATTAAGAATTTTGAATTTTGGTACGACAACCAAAACCACGAAATTATAGAGGTTAAAGACATGGTTTATCTAAATACCCCTGACGGAATTAATCTTATTAACCCCGTTAACCGTATTGACACGCTTAAATATCCTTTGACTAACATAATGAGTCAGTACAGCAAAAGAAATGTTTTACTAGAAAATATCGGGGCTATTGGTATTTTATCTAGTCGTAAATCGGATCTAGGGGGATCGCTACCAATGGACGCAGAAGAACGAGAAGAGATCCAACGAGATTGGCTAAAAAGACAAAAGGACAAATTAGTAATTACCGAAGCCGATGTACAATGGACGCCAATGTCGTTCCCTACAAAAGATTTAATGTTGTTTGAAGAGTTAACCGAAGATAAAATGGCAATTATTGACGCTTACGGATTGTCTTATTATCTGTTTTCTCAGTCTAAAGGGGCTACGTTTTCAAATGTTAAGGAGGGTATGAAAATGACTTACCAAGATACTATTATCCCCGAAACCGAACAAATGTACGCAACCCTAAGCCACCAACTAGGGTTAACGGACGAGGGGCTTTTATTAGTTCCTGATTTTTCTCACGTTGCTGTATTACAAGACGACAAAAATATCGAAGCAAGTGCTATGAATTTAAGGGCTGACGCAGTTAATAAGATCATAACAGCGGGAGTCGAATTATCTGACGAAGAGAAAAGATCGTTACTAGGATTGTCCTAAACATCGTTTTTAAGACATTTAAGCCAATTACAAAACTTTTATAGATACTTATATCAATTAATAAATTAAGTGCCTTTAAAAGGCTTAAATTTATATTTTAATATTATAAGAGTTTTGCAAAAATTTAATTGCTTTTATTTTATTTGAGTCCCTAAAGAGTTCTCGCCCCTGAGAATAAAAGAAAAAAGCATTTCCCGCATAATGTCCCGTTATTGATCCAAATTTAGTATGTTCAATAATTGACTCTTTAATGTCTTTAAGCCTTTCGATATCGCTTTCAGCCCATTGTTTAGATATTTTATTTATTTCCTGTAAAGTCATGTTTTCTATTTTTTAGTTTTACAATAGTTGTTTATAAATGGGGGAATTTCACCCCCTTGTTTGTTATTTATTTAACTGAAATAACATCTTCGTGGTCTACTCCTACGTACTGAGTTCCTGAACCTATTGAGTTTACATTATATGAAACTCTATCGCTGTACTTTCTAGTTACAACTTCCTTAACTTTTTTAGTGTAAATTGTTCCTTCGTAGTTAAAAGTAATTTTTTGCCCTTCTTTAATTTCTTGATTTTTCATAATAATTTGTTTTTGTTTGTTTCTTTGTTGGTACAAATATAGATAAATTTAATTTATAGTTCCTAATCTTTTTACAATTATTTTCGATTTATTTTTAAAAAGCCCTATTTTATTGACGTTACAGGACGAAAAAAAATTACATTAATTTTATGATCTTTATTTTTT